CAGGCTCGTGGCGTTCCGGCCGTCATGCATGGCCGGCGAGCAGGGTTGCGGTGAATCCCTTCGTAATCGCCGCAGCGTCGGATTGGTTCGTACTCCATTCCCAAGGCCGACGCCGGGTGCCCCACGAGACGGGGCCAATACACAAGGACGTGACCAGTGCCTGACATACAGCTTCCGCTGCGGCTCAAAAACACTCCAGCTTGTGACGCAGGCAAGGCGAGTGTGTGGCAGTGCCGCCACTGCGGTGCTTGCATTTGCCACGGCGAATCAGAGAAGCCAGCCGGCCGCTGTCCTTCGTGTGCCGAATCGGCTTGGGCACGGCAGACACTACCTGTGTCGGTGTTTCGTCCGTTCCTTGAGGAGGACGATGAATGAGCGTGGCAGTCACATTGAACTGGCACGAGGTTTGTCTGGCTGCTCACGTTGGACTGTGGCGCCGCATCAATGCAGTCAAGCAGGGCAAGCGCGACATCCACGGATACGAGGGCGCTGGTTGGGATCCAAACATAGAAGGCGCGTGCGGAGAGTTGGCTGCAGCTAAGGCACTAGGGCGCTACTGGGACGGTTCTGTTGACACTTGGAAAAGACCCGACATCGGTGACCTGCAAATCAGAACAAGGAGCCAGAGCCACTACGGGCTCTTAGTACGCCCTGATGACGATGACGACGACATCTTCGTGCTTGTGACTGGAAAGTGTCCCGAGTTCACGGTCAGAGGTTGGCTACACGGCAGAGATTCAAAGCGCCAACAGTGGCTCAATGAACACGGCGGCAGGCCCGCTGCCTACTTTGTTCCCCAATCGTCACTGAGGCCACTTTCCGAACTGGAGATGAGGTGATGGCACTCCAAAAGGAGTCCGCGTCAAAGGAGGCCACGGATGGCCGGTGAGTGGATCGGCGGCGACCCGCCGCGCGAATGGATAGATGCGATGTGCGCTGCGTTCCAGCAGTCATGGACTGACGAGCAGAGAGACAGCCGGATCGGGCGTGTGACTCAACACGGAGCTTCGTGGACTGTGCCGCAGTATCTGGTTCACCACTGTGAAACTGGTCGCTGGCAAAAGGGCCGAGAGCGAAAGGTGCAGGTTTGGAGGCGAGTCGATGGCCGGTGAGTGGATCAAAATGCGTGTCGATTTGGCGTCGGACCCGGCGGTGATTCGCATCCGCCGTGCCACGGGCCTAGACGTTGACGCCGTCGTCGGCAAGCTGCACCGCCTGTGGTCGTGGGCCGACACGCACACAGCAGACGGCCTGGCCGCCGGGCTTGACGCCGAATGGGTGGACGAGTTTGCCGGGGTGGCCAACTTCGCCGCCGCCATGCAGAACGCAGGTTGGCTCGAGATCACCGAATCTGGCGTGCGTTTCAGCAACTTTGAGCGGCACAACGGCCAGCCGGCGAAGACCCGGGCGCTCAAGAAGAACAGAATGATGCGCTCCCGTGGCGCACCGAGCGCCACACAAGCGCCACCAGAAGAAGAGAAGAGAAGAGAAGAAGAAGAAATACAACCGGCTGCGCCGGTAGCTACGACCGTGCCGGCGAAACGCCGGACACGCTCGCAGCCGTCCGACCCGATCCGGTGGACGCCTGCGGCTGGCTGGGAAGGCATTACGGACGCCGACCGCCAGGAGTGGCGTTTGGCGTACCCAGCGTGCGACCTGGCGGCCGAGTTGGCCAAGGCAACGTCTTGGCTGCGGGCGAACCCCGCCAAGGCCCACAAAAGCAACTGGCGGCGTTTCGTGGTGTCGTGGCTGACCCGCTCGCAGGACAAGGGCGGGACAAACTGGGAGACGGGACGGCGTCCAGACGAGAAGCCGCCGCCAAAGGCGTGGAAGGACGAGTACCGCCCAGCCCCGTACCGGCGGCCCGCCGAAGTCGCCGCGCTTGCATCGACGCTGAAACTCAAGGAGGAGGACCTATGACGCCGTCAAGGACAAAAGTGTCCTAGTAGTGGCGGCTGTTTCGGGTAGTCAGCGATGGACGCCAAAAAGGGGAGCGTGCCCCAGTCAGCGGTCAGACATTTCAAGGAGGAATAGCGTGCCGAAAAAAGATCAAAAAGGACATCTGACCAAGCGGCAGCAGCAGATGCTGAACGTGATCCGTTCACACTCGATCCTGTGTGGGCCGACCATTCGTTTTCTGGGTGACGCCATGAAGATCAAGTCTCCCAACGGCGTTGTGTGCCACCTGCGAGCGCTGGAGGAAAAGGGATACATTCGGCGCAAAAAGCGTGTGGCACGAGGCATCGAGCTGGTGTCATGAGCATGCGTCCGCACGAGATCGTTGCCAGCCTGCGGATCTACGCCGATGCGATGGCGCAGGCCGCCGTGACCAAAGCCAGCGACGGGGCCAGCCGGGCCCGCCTCAACTTCGGGGCGTCGCTGCTGCTTGAGACTGCCGACCTGGTGCTGCAGCTGCAGACTCGGCTCGTGCAGCAGGCGGTTGCCTACGAGCACGGCGAGGCGGCCAGCCAGGCAAAGTGGCCGCTGCTCGAGGACGACGACACCGATGCAGGGGCCGCACTATGAGCATCACCGATTGGGTCTGGCTTTCTGTTGGGCAGTTTTCGCTCGCTGCGACGTTCGCACTGGGCATTTTTGTGGGCATAGCACTTACGCGAAAGGATTCGTGACATGGCTACGGCAACGAAGGAACGGGCGGGGCTGACGATTCAAACCGGCACGCTGCTGGCGGCGCTGAACGACGTGACCAGGGCTGTGAGCCCGCGCGGCCCGAAGCCGATTCTGCGGAACGTCCGCATCGGCGACGGGCTCATCACCGGGACAGATCTTGAGATCCGCATCGACCGTGAGATCGGCGAGCAGTGCGAGCCGATGCTGCTGCCGGCGGACAGGCTCACGGCCATCCTGCGGGCCTGCAAGTACGACGACGAAGTGACGCTCACGCCGAAGGGCAGCACCGTCACGATCCGCTGCGGCCGTGGCAAGTGGGACTTGCCGACCGAGGACGTGGCCGAGTTCCCGACGTGGGAGCCGGTGGACGCCACGCCCGTGTGCCGCCTGCCGGCGGATCAGTTCGTGCGTGCCGTGCGTGCGGTGTCGTACGCCACGGACAACGAGTCCAGCCGCTACGCCTTGGGCGCGGTGCTGATCGACGTGACGGGTGGGGATCCGACGTTCGTGGGTACGGACGGCCGGCGGCTGTCGGCGGTGCAGACTGAGACGGACCAGGCGGTGGACGACTCGCAGACGCTCGTGCCGGCCGTGGCGGCTCGCATCGCCGCCACGCTCAGCGAACGCAGCGAGGGCTCGGTGCAGATCGAGGCCACGAAAAGCGACGTGGTCTTCACGTTCGACGGCGGCGTGCTCAAGGCTCGCATCGTCGACGGCCGCTTCCCCCGGTGGCGTGACGTGTTCCCCGAGGCCAGCACTGAGCCGCACGTCGTGGAGCGCGAGGAGCTGCTGTCGGCGACCAGGGCTGCGGCCGTCGTGGCCAGCGAGCAGAGCAAGGGCGTGCTGTACGACTTCGGCGAGACGCTCACGCTCACGGCCCGCTCGAGCGAGTACGGCGAAAGCAAGGCGAAGTGCTCGGTGGTGCAGGCCGGGACGGCGTGCAAGGTGAAGCTGGACCCGGCCTTCGTGCGTGACTACCTGCAGGGGCTGCCGGCCGACGAGGAGCCGAACGTTTCGATCCATGCGACCGGGCCTGGAGGTGCCGTCACGCTGTCGTGCGGCGAGTACCGGGGCGTCATCATGCCGCTGTCGGAGGACGCATGAGGTACGGACGTGTAGCGTCGTTCGCCCCTGCCGATGAGCAGGAGTTTGCCCGGCTGTGGGCGGACGACTCAGTGACGCTGATGCAGATGGCGGTGCACTACAAGGTGTCTGTGACGTGCATCCGCAACTACGCTCACAAGCTGGGGCTAACACGTAAAACGGCTACCGGCGGATTGCGAAGAGGCGAGCAGTACTTCCCGACGCCTGCTGAGATTGAGGAGGCGTGCCAACGCATCCGGGCGTCGTGGCCGATTGAACGGTTTCGAGGAGACTTGGCATGAATGAGCTCAGGACGCTGGTGGATGCGATGCCGCCGGATGCTTTTCTTGCGGCTGTCGTCATCATGTGGGTGGCAGTGGAGTACTTCGCATGAGCGACGAGAAGACCAACGCCGATGAGCGTATTGGCGAGGCCGCAAAGCCCACGCTTACCGACGAGGAGCGAGCGGCGATTGGATGGGCGATCATGGAGTGCGAGTCGATGCCGACGACGTTCTCCCGCCGGGCTGCCGACACGTTGCGGGCGTTGCTGGAACGGCTCGGCTGAGAACCAGTGTTTATGCAGCACACCTGCTGCATAGCACGCCGGCCCTGCTTGCTTGACACGTTTGGCATCTTGCGTGCGTCCCGGCGGATACCGGGAGTTCACGGAGGATTGCCATGCTTCGCTGCCTGTTGGTTCTGATCGCTGCCCTGGTCTGCATCCACGCCAACGCCGACACCACTGTGGTGGCTCGTCGTGGCTCGGTCGTCAGTGCCAGTGACCACGCCGTCGTGATCGCTCGCCGTGGCTCGCTGGTGCACAGCAGCTGCGGCCAGTACGAGGGGATCGGGTTCTCGACCGTGTCGCCGGAGCACGCCAAGCGGTCGTGCTGCTTCTACGGGAAGCGGACGCCCGTGGACATCGGCGTGGCGTGGAGCCCGCTGCGGCGTGGCTGGTTCGCTGTCATCCGCTATCGGTGAGCCTTGGCCGTCACGTTCACCATCCCCGGCGAGCCCGTCCCGCAGCCGAGGCCACGAGTCTCGACTCGGGGCGGGTTCGCACGGGCGTACGTGGCGAAGGAGCACCCAGTGCATGCGTACCGGCACTCGCTGGCAGCAGCTGCTCGAGCGGCCGGGCTCGGCGAAACCGGCGAGCCGCTGAACGTGGTGATCGACGCCGTGTTTCAGCGGCCGAAGTCGCACATGACCAAGGCCGGCGTGAAGCCCACCGCACCACGGCTGCCGAGGCCCGACGTGGACAACCTGGCCAAGGCCGTACTGGACGCACTGCAGGACGTGATGGGCGACGACACGAACGTGGCCCGCCTGGTGGTCGAGAAGAGTTACGGCACGGAGGCACGGACGACCGTGCGGATTTCGTGAGCGAGCCACAGTACGCCGTGTTCAGCGACTACGAGCGGCACGCGCTCGGTGCGATGAGCTCGCACACGTACGAGATCGACGCCAAGCGGCTCGGGTTCACGCTGGCCCGGTACAAGTTCGTGGCCCGTGTGCTCGCCGGCTGCGATTGGGTTCTAGAGATCGGCTGCGGCGATGCGTTCGCCACC